TTCTCCACCAGTAAGAATCATATTCTCACCAAGACCTGCTTGACCAGATCCTGAGTGAGTTGGTATCATTACTTCTGCCCACGGTAAATCCTCATCAGGAAGTTCGATTCCTTGACAATCAAAAGGGTGGTATCCAATTATACGAACCTTAACTCGATTATGTTGGTATCCATCCAAAGATTGGTTGACATTTATATTTCTCCAAGATTTTGGAGGAGCAATCTGACCAATCCACCAATTGAATCCGTCCTTTCCTACAAAATTTGTTTTACCTAAAGCAGCAAACTGATCAATCATTAGTCGTCATATACTAAACATTCTGGTTCGTCGGGATGTAAATCACAGAATACTTCTAGAACATTAGGATCGTGATGATCTCCTGCTACTATCTCTTCGTGATGATGCTCCTCATACTCTATTAGATCATGCAACTCTTCTTTTGCATGTCTCTTCATTGGTTCAGAGGTGCTTGGGTCAGCAAGGATCTCTTTGTCCTTTGCGATATGATCTTCTATGCTTTTCATTTGTTCCTCCTTGTACTATGTACATTAGTATTTATTGTAGTATTATACATCAAATTATTTAAATTGGTTTGCTCTGAGTCTTCTTTGTTTTTTTCTGTTACTTTCATATGTTGGTTCTGTTTCAGCACTTTGATTATTTGATGGAGTAATTTTTAAATATCCATAAGAATCTCTTACTAAATTGAGTGAACTGAAACTAGCATTTGGTTGTATGTGATGATTTAATCTTGCCACCAAATAGTTTCCACTCGCACTTGCATCATTATCTTTAGACTGACCAGTAAATGAATTTAATTCAGGAAATATACAATTAATCATATCACCAACTTTAATATTTGTATTTAAAGGTATCTGTATGTCTACAGACTGTGAAAACAATTGATTGTATCTTGAAGCAGACTTTGCTTGATATGCTTGATCGATTCCAGAAGTTTGAAAACCATCAGTTCCAATACCAAGTGTTCCATGATCTGATACTCGAACAAAGAGTCTACTGTTTAACATTTTTAACTCATTCGAACTTTCTTCTTTCTCATCATCACCACCTAATTGATTCTCTAATCCATCATCACCTAACAATTTGTAATCATATACGGAAACAACCTGTGATAAAGAATCAAAGAAAACTGTCGTGTTTGCATATTGTCCAACTGTTAATGCCTTACGAATATCAGTTCCTCGATTAACATGAACATGATTTATTTTAAAGTTCTCTTCAGCTTTGTATACATTTCCAACCGAACCTTTTCCTTGATGTATGTAAGGGCCATGAATTTCCTCACCATGACTTTTTGCATCTGCACTATCAACATTTTCTCTAGTTCGAGATACTAATCCTTCTATACTTCTAAAGTTAAAACCATCTCTGTTTTCAAAAAATAAGTATCCTGCGGTTCCAACTGCTTTTGCTTGTTGACCCTCTCCTGATACCCCTTGCTTTGAACCTGCAATTGACTTCGGACATAACCAAGAAATAGTATGGAAAGGTTTTTTTGTATTACCGATGAATGAATATGTATTTTTTGTTTTATCTATCTGACCAACTCTATCTGGATTTATTTTCATAGTCTCATTTAATATATCACTTACATGTGCATCAATAGTGGCTGGTTTATATTTCTTCGTGCATCTTGAAGTTTCATTTGTAAAATATTCTGGTGATGTTATCTTTAATGTAAATGATTGTGCTGTTGATGGTTGATCATAATTCTCAAGTTTATACACATATAATTCTCCAGAATCAGGAACAATTCCTTCACCATCGACTACACTACCAAACTTAACAGTTCCAGACAAAGTTTCTACTTCCATTGAAATCATCTCACCACCACGAATCGGTAAGTCACTTACAAAATTAACAGCAGAACTTATCTTCATATTCATACTGATGGTCGGACTCATTATATTTTCAAAATATTCAATATACTGAAGATGAGCAGTAAGATCAACTGCGTTTCCTCCAATCGGTTGAATGATTACGTAATTATATTTGAGTGCCTGAGATGCTAGTGCCATTATTGATTAAGTTTATGTAAAAGGATATCAGTTCCTACACTATTTAATGGTTCAAAAGGAACAAAACTTACTTCAGTTCCACCTTTTTTAATTGGTATGTTAGTTGTTACTTCATTGTTTTGTTTATTTTCAGGAACAACTATGACATTATTACCACCACTTGTTTTTTGTTTTCTTTGATTTATTTTTTGGTTTCTTATTACTTGTTTTATCCTAAAGTTTTCATTTGATGATTCACTTACATATAATTTTAATTTAGATGGATCATTTTTATATACTTCATTATTAATTGAAACTCCTAAATCATAAAGTGCTGTCCCGATATTATCTTTAAAATTAAATACTTGTTTACCTGATGAATATGCTGCATAAGCATCCAAAAAGAAAAGACCAGCTTTCACAACAGGATTGGTAGTTAATTTTCCAATAAGAGAAAACTTAGGGCCTTTATAACTTAATCCTTTGAAAGTATCTGATGTTATTTTTTTATTTCCTTTTACAAATCTTCTACTAAATTTAGCAACAGCTCCTTTTTCTGGAAAAATATTTTTACTCAAGGTGTCAAAAATTCTACCTTTTAGGTCTGGTTTAGAAAAATTACTTACACCATCTCGTAATTTATTAAATTTAGTTGGAACTGGGTCATCAACCTTGTTTATTTCATCTAATAATCTATCAAAACCTTCATCAATCCTCATGTCTTTAAAAGCTTGTCTTTTTGCTGCTTCATCATACACGTTACCAGATATTCCCTTATCTGGATTTTGTAATTTATATAACTCTTTATTTACTAGATCCATATCTTTAATATAATTTGGATCATCTATATCAAATGCCTTTGGTGATATACTTTTAGTTTTTTTTATATTCTTTAAAATTTTGTTTACTTTTTTACCTGTTGTTTCATCTAATGGTTTGATATCCATCTTTTGAATAATTTTTTTTCTTGGTGATTCACTTATTTCACCTGAAGCAATTTTTTGTTTTACCGTACTTTCAACATCAGCGTATGCTTTTGTTATTACTCTACCTTTTTTGTTCAATAAAGTTTCTGGATGTGTTTTTATAGTTTGTCTTTGAATCGCACTTTGTGTTATTTTTACTTTTGGGTTCGCATTAGTTCCTCTTGTTTTATATTTTGCTGGTCTCTTTGGCCTAATAGTTTTTATTTTAATTTTGGGGTCTTGATTGTTTCTTCCAATAGCAAATGGAAAAACATCATTACCTTCTTTATTTCCTTTACCTTTACCTTTACCACCAAATAACCCACCAAGAGCTAATAATCCCAATCCACCTGCACCAACTTTTAAAGTACTTTTTAGTTTATCATCCTTTGGTGCTGTTATTCCTTTTAACTCTTTAGTTTCTTTCTTTATAAAGTTTCTGAATTTTTTATAGTCAGATTTTTTTTGAAACTTTAATGAAGATATGGGTGATCTTTCTTCTCTTTTTGGTTCTAAATTTTCCATTCTTATACTATATTAAAGTTTGCCATATTGATTGGTGCTACAAAATTATCAGCATCAAAATTAGAATGTATCTTCATGGTGGGCCCAGATGTAAGTCCACCAGTATCATTTCTTACTAAAGATTGCTTTGAATTATTACCCATCGGTAAAACTGCCACATTATTTGCGTTACCCCCTTGTGAAACTCCTGAAGAATTATTAACATTACTAAGTGATGATATTTTTTTTGCTTCTTGTGGAGTTGAATTAACTGAACTCAATTCTCTTAAAAATTGTTCTTTTTTCTTTGGATCTATTTCTCCCAACGGATCATCACCAAACATTTCCAGATACTTAACTATATCTTCTGCCTGTAATTTCTCATTTCCTTGAAGTTTTTTACCCAGAAGATTTCCTTTTTTAAGTTCTTGTTCATAAATTAATTTTGCTGTGTTTATATTTTCCCTTTCACCAAATTTTCTTAGAAGTGCTCTTATTGCTTCTAATTTTTTTTCTGCACTTAAATCTACATAACTTTTTTTACCAAAAGAAGAAACTGTTGGTGCTTCAGATTGAGTAATTGCATTTGCAAACCCACCAAGATCTAATTTTCCAGTTTGTAATTGTTTTATTCTTTTATTATATGCATTTATTGTTTGTCTATAATTTTTATCATCTTTATTGTTTTCTTTGTAATCATCTCTCTCTGCCTCTAATAATTTAATTTCATTTTGATTTGCTTCAACTGCTACCTGTTGTCTATCCTTTCCCTTATCAGATGATATTGCCTCTTCAATTCTAGCATCACTCTGTTGTCTGATACTTTGAAATTCTTGAGAAGTTTTTCTATCAATAAAAAAATCACCTACAACTTCTCGAATAAATTGTATGAATCCAGATGATTTATCTTTAACAAAATTTATAATTTGTTTTCCAAATGTTGATAACAATCCACCAATACCACCAATAGCAATAACTCCTAAGATAACTTTTAATAAAGGCACTCCAAGTAGAGCAAAAATTGGAAGTGCCATTGCTGCACCACCGATTAATTTCCCTACAAATCCAAATACACCTGCACCCTTAGTGACTGATTCTTTTAAACTTTTAGCAATACCAAAAGTAGATCCTACTGAATCTTTAATGGTATTCATGCTTTTCTTTAGATCCTTTCCCACTTTTTTAGAACCAAAGAATCCAACATAATTAATACCAAACTTTTGTTCTTTAGTTACATCTGGTGCATTTGAAATTGTTTCAGTTACACCTCGAATATTCCGCACACCACTTCTTGCTGCACTAATTATACCTGTAGTTGCATTTCCTGTAATTCTTCTTGGTGTGATAGCAGGTTTAATCATTTACATGTTTGCTTGTTTTGCTTTTAAATTTTCTTCCTCAACCCATTGATTTAATAGTCCAACATAGATGTCTCGTTCCCAAGGCATCATATTTTCAATTTCTGTCAAAGAATATTTATGGTGTTGTATCAAGGCAAAGTTAAGTTTAAAGTATGACTCAAGATCTATATGAGCCATGACTATCCGAAAAAACTCGTTATACCCTCCAACGTAACATCACTTTCAATTTTTGTTTTAGGATTTGTAACCTTAATTTTATGAGATAGTTTAGGCATTGTCTCAAAGAAAGTTTCAACTTGTTTAAATTGATTTGAATTTAAGGTCTCTAACCATTCATTCAACTCTTTCTTTGTGCAGTCAGCTGCTGCCCAAGATTCATCTGCATTATATACAACATCAATACAAGAAGAAATAATATCTAAAGATGCATCGAATGTTATATCATCCACATTAGTAATATCAAAATTGTTTTGAACAAATTCATTCAAAGATGGATACTTCATTCTCAAAGTTAAACTTTCATCTAACGTAATGTCACGACTGTGCTTTTCACTCTTTTGAACTTGTATTTCATCAATAAAAATTTGAGATTCAACTTTTGTTTCACCATCATCAGGACAAGTTATCACTACATCTACAGATTCACCTACAGACTTTCCTCTTATATTCAAGAAAATAAATTCAATATCAAATGTGGGAAGTTCTTCAACTTTAATTCCTCTTGTTAGAATACAAGATTTTAAAGTAGATTTGATTGCATTTGTAATCTGCTTTGTGTCTTGACTTTCTAATGCAAGAATTAAAATTTTCTCTTCTCTTACAAGGAATGGTCTATATTTTATTTTTTTTCCCGTTGATGGCAAAACCAACTCATGCGTGGGGGTTGATATTTTTGGTAAAGGCATAATATTATATTCAGTATTGTATATAGCAGGGTTTTAGTAACCGTAATAACTGCTGTAAGAACTCGAACCAGATGAACTTGAACCATCTGAACCCGAAGAAGAAGAACTACTAGTGCTTGAACTTGTTGATCCAGATGAATCTGTAGTCGTAGTCGTTGTTGTGGTTTCAGTTGTAGTTGTTCCACCTCCACTAGACTCAGTTGTTTGAGTTGTTTGAGATGTTCCCTCACCTGCAGTAGTTTGTGATTCTGTAGCAGGATTTGTTTCTGTGACTGGATCACCAACAATCACACTAGCAGGCAAACTCTCTGCAATCGTATCATATATTATAGCATGTGCTGTGCTTACATGTTCTGCACCTACCATTTTCACACCCATATGTTCGTGATATGGCCCATAATATGGTTGACCAGTTATATAACCTACTGGTTTTGTTGGGTTAGGATCAGATGAACTAGGTGCTATCTCTCTTCCAACTGCTCTTGGTCTAAGAGGATTTATTTGAATTGTTTGATTGTTATTAGAAAGTCTTTCTCTTATTGATTGCTGTACATTACCATGCTTTTCAATCGTATGTCTTAGATAAGTAAAAGCAACCGTGACCTGTAAAAATGTACTACCCTCATAAGACATTGGAACAGCATTAAGATTGACTGGAAAAGTATCAATAAAATGATATGTCAATAAAGGCATATTCTTAAATGTATTATTCTTATCATTTGGATTCTGTAAAAAATCTCTTTCAAATTTGGTAATCTGTATTTTTCTTCGGTAGTCATCTGGATATCTAAATCTTGAATATGTATTTCGATCTTGATATGCGTTTAACTGACTTGAGACACCACCATCATATCTACCAACTGTTCCATCATAAACTGGGTTAATATAATTCATCCATTCTTCAAACATACGCAATACATTATAATCATTATCAATATAAAAAGTTAAATCAAATTCATTATAGATTCTTCTTGATGCAAATCTCTCTGTCATTCCCTGACGACTTCCCATCTCTTCTGAAATATTAAAGTTAGAACCTGGTAAAGATGCTTGAGAGCATAAGAAATCATACTTCTGACTTGTGGAATTTGTATCAACAAACAAACCACAGTTAGTTAAGTATTCATATAGTCCTACATTCTCTCCAACCTGAGTTCTACGAACAAGATCTAACGATACCTTGAATTGAGTTGATATCGCAAGTTTTGAAAATATTGGACTCGCATTTGGTATGCTGAGATATAGATCTTCCGATTTTATTGCCATCTAAATAGTTTTTAAATTGATCCTGATAATATATGTATGTCATATAAAGGAAAATATTACCCAAGAT